AAAATTGCAAATGAAAACTGAAACGAGTCTCTGGCATACTAGGTGGATTGAGATTTAGGGTATGGCACCAACTATCAAGTGGCAGAGGTGGGACAGTGCCAGTTATAATTGGTTTGGCACGACTGCGACTGATGCGTTACCGAGTGTGGAGGCTGAGCTAGATGCGTGGATCACCACGGTGAATGGTAATGCGAGTAATGTGGGGAGGCAGGTCACGAAGGAGCGTGGGTATGCTGACAGTACGACTGCGAATTATGCGTCATTAGTGATCAGTTGTGGGGCGAATAGTAATACGGCGAAGGGGTATATGAGTTATGGGTGTCTTGGAGGCACGACGGCTAAGAAGAACTATGTCGGGAATGCGTATACGGATGACACGAGTAATGGTGGGTATGGGACGGTTAGTGGTGGTCCTAGTGACACGAGTGTTTCGTGGTATACGAGTGGCCAGGAGGCTAATTTTCTAATTGTTACTGGTGTTGTTGATGGGGAGGAGTATTTTTGTTTTGGTCCAACCATCGGCGCGACTCCGAATTACAGCTATATGGATGGTTTCTTCATCTCTAAGGCGACTGATGGGGAGTGGTTTATGGTTACAGGTGATGGAGCTAGTGCTAGCGTTCGGCTTGCGACCCATTATTGGGACGATGACTACAGTACTGGGTGGTCGACCTTGACCAGGACCGCGACTGGGGCTACTAGCATTCTTACGAGGGGTCCGTGGGAGACTGGTAGGTATGGTCTTATTGCAGCTTCGTCAACCAATCCTACGCTTATCTCAAGTACTGCTAGGATTTATGCTGCTAGCTCTGACGTGTATGCGCCTGCGACTACCACGACTCAGTACAATACTGGGGACAGGACTGTTTTTACGGACCTAGGGACTGGTGATGACGTGTATTTGCTGACTGGATATCATTACGGTCCTAGTTTCCTCGTTGATCTGAGGGCTTGATCATGGCTTGGACTGATTTCTCGAACACAGCTTCAGACGACTGGACTGTCAGCATTTTCAGGACTAGCGATGTCACTGGGTTTACGCTTGATTCATCGGCGCCTCCGACCGACAGTATTGTGCTCCCTGATACTTTTGGGATTGTGTCCATATCCTCTTTAGCGGAAACGTATAACATTCCTGGGTTTGAGGACGGGTACCAGCCTGCGAGTACTCCTGATCCGATTGCGAACAACATTGACGAAGGTGGCGGAGGGGGCTCCACAAGGCCCTCTAGCGGGCTTCTGTACCCCAGGGGCACCTCTTAGGCCAGGTGCTTCATCCAGTCTCTTTCAGAGGGTTCTAGGAGGTATATGGTGCGGTTCAGGAGTGTTTTGGACTGGGATTCAGGCAGTTCGTGGTAAAAGCGGGCCAAAAGTTGGAGTGTGGCCTCTTTGTGTTGGCAACGAACAGCAAGGAGGAGTGCCAGAGAGTATTGAAGCATCAACTTCGGAGGAATAGGGGGGTGGTCATGCTTCATTATAAGGGGCTGGAACACTAGGATGACTGTGTAGCATGCCGAATCATGGCTTTAGACACCAGTGGAGTATACACTGAAGGCGATGATTATCGCGTGATCAAGGTTTTGAACCTGTCGTTTGGTTCTTATACGTTGGACTGTGTTTCCAGCTGCATGAATCAGCTGGAGGACATGTCTGTAACGGCTGCAACGGACCTTGTGGCCCTTCTGGACGCATGGGATACTGCGGATGCCGCACAGACGACACAGGACCTTACAGACGTCGAAGGGAAGGTGCTGG